GCATATAAACCTACTAAAAAAATATATGATAAGTTTATAAAGTTAGGAGGTAAGAATGTGGGTGCTGTGATAACTGCTTATAGAGCAAATAAGAACATTGACGCATTGTGGGTCAAAGATATGTTCCTTACAGATACAGATAAAAAAATTAAAAGAGCAAACCCAGGTTCTGCTCATATAACATTGTCACTTAAAGATGGTTTTAAACCAGGTGACGCTAACTCTATGTTTAAAAAACCAAAGATAAAGAAAAATGTTATTGGTTATGTAGAGGGTAAAATTAATTACATAAAGTTAAACTAGGAGAAATTATGAGTAATGATGTATTAGGATATTCTTCACATGATTGGCGTAAACATACAGATGACGCTGTTATTGAAGATGGTGAACACATTTTAAAAGTAAATGATAGTAGGGTATTATTTAAAAACCCAAAAACATTGAAAGAGGAAAATGTTGATGTGTCCAGATTAATTAGAGTTTTTGTAAATAATAGAGATGATTTAAAAAGGAGTGTTAAGTAATGTTTATCAAGGAAAGAGATTATTTAAAGAAGATAAAAAGTGCTATTGACAAATTGCAATCAATGAAGTATAATGATAGCAAGATAGTAGAATCACATGTTGTTAGTGCAACCGATGATTTAATAGAAGTAAGAGAAGATATGAAACAACAAATAGAACAATTTGATTCGTGGGCAGAAACACAATCAGAGCAAGAACCTTTTATGGTTACAGGTTTTAAAGAAAAAACAACCTCTGAATTATTACATGAGGGTTTTGTAGAGGAACAGAAACAACGTGAAAAAGAAGAAGAAGACGAATAGACCTAAGTGGTTAAAGATTAATAGAGAGTCTTTTACAAAGACTCTAACTGGTTTTAAAAGACCAGATTATACGTTAGATATTAATGGCATTAAAAGAAATTCTATACCAACAAGTGATAGAATCCCAGGTGCTTGTATTAAAAGACAACAACCAAAAATACAACTACCTGAAGGTAAAACTATCGGCATTGCTTACAATAAAGGTAATTATCAAATTGTAGATAAGGCTGATTTCAACACAATGGGGAGAAAAACATAATGTGGAATATGAAAAGTACAACACTATTCATTGCTTCATTAGTCGCAGTAATAGTAATATCAATAAGCATGGCAAATGCTGATGATAAAGTAAAACCATCTGATTTTATTAATTCAGTTGCTAATGTACCTAATGCAGTAGGCAATCATGTAAAGAATGAGTGGGTAGAAATAAAAGAATATCAGGCTAATTCATTTGCTGAGATGAAAAAGAAGTGGCCTTGGAATCAAATCTTTAAAAGTAAAAATGATACACAAAATTAGTCATTTTTGCGATAAGATAGATTCCTTAAAAGTTATGTCTGATAGACTTAGGAAGATGAAGTATGAAACTCCTAAGTCAGCAGACGCAGAAATAGACGCTCAAATAGAATCAATACAATCTGAATGTTTATTAGTTGCAAATGACAAGGGAAAATACGAAAAATAGGTTAATGTTCTTGCTTTGTTCTTCTATAAACCTAGTAAAATCAATGCTTTTTTTATGCTTGACAATAAAGAACAAAGGTGATATTATTATTAATAAATGTTAACAAACGTGGAGGATAAACATTATGATGACTAAAGAAATGATTTACGAAGAATTTAATATCGTAAAAAACAAAGACTCAAAGAAAAAGAAAAACGATTACGCTCACACAATTGCATATTTGCAAGGACATGTTGACGCAAAAAAAGAACATCCGAATCAATATAGAAGTATCAAAATTAAATTTGATAACTTAATTAAAATGTATGCCTCAGGAAATCCTGAAATGTACATGTATGAAAAACACGGTATTGAACCTTACTGGATGAAAAAAGAAAGAGAAGAAGAAGAAGAAAAGAAAAAGAAACTTAACTAATGAATAAAATATTAACATTATTATTATTAATATTATTGACTAATTGTTCAAGTAGAGACTATATGGTTTCTACTACTGGTGCTTCTGCTGGTGCAATTACTTCAGGTGGTGTATGTGCAGGTGTTGTAAGTGACCCTACAACGATTGCTGCCTGTGCCTCTGTCGGTGCGATTGTAGGTGCAGATCAAATCTGGAATGATGACTTTAATACACATAAGAAATATTTTGTAGATCACTTAATTGGTGCTCCTAACAAACCTAATATTACTAACTGGTTTAATCCTAATACTAAAAATTCAGGTATAATTAAAACTACTAATACTTGGTACAAAGGACCTATCAAATGTAGAGATTATGAGTCAACAATTAATATTACACCATCATGGCCTGTTGCTTATTTTGCAAGTGGCCCTATTAGAAAAACAAATTTTGGTACGGCATGTATTATGCCTGACGGAAGGGTACAGATACAATAATGCCATTTGATCCAAGAACATATATTAAGTTAATGTTTTACAGTATAGTTTTTATATTAGTCTGTACATATCTATTTGCAAATGAGAATGGTGATTTATCAGGTAATATTTATCCTGTATCAGTTGTGAATACAAGTGAAGGAACAATTAAGGTTACAAGAGATGAAGACGTTATGAGTCAAAATATAAAAGAGCGTTGGGTTACACCTGACGGTCAATGGTGTTTTGTAACCGTCATTATAAAACAAGAAGGCGATAACATAATTAAAAAAGAAGAATTACATTGTAGCGATACAAAGTTTGGTATAACAAAGAACGAAGAAATAGAGAAGTTGAAAAAACAAATAGAATTAGAAAAGGCAAAAAAACCAGGATATTGGGAGTTATTTGCTGCTTTCTATTACAAAGATGATAATGCACCGTTGTATTGTCGGAAATATGCAAGACCAGATAGTTGGTTCAAACGACCTGGTACTGCTTGTTTAAAACCAAACGGAGAATGGAAGATACTTAAATGATAAAGACCGCAGTTATCCTTGTATTTGCGTGGGTTTGTATCTCTTTTACATGGGATCCTTTTGTTGCAACAGTTAATAATACACAGGCTGTTGACAAAACTAAAGAAATAGTGTATAATGTGTATAATAATGTGAAGGAGAAAGTGAATGAGTAAATATCTCAAATATATAATGATCGCTAGTCTAGGTTTATTACTGACTAATTGTACATCATCAACATATAAAATAAAAAAAGAAGGCAACAATACTGTTAAAAAAGTGCCTGCTTGGTATATGGCTGATATTGCAGAAAATAAGGCATGTGATAAAAAGAGATTTGGTAAATCTAAAAATAAACAATGTATCTACGGTGTAGGTAGTGCTGTTTCACCATCTTTAGAACTTGCAATTGACAAGGCAAAGATGATTGCGAAAGCAGAAATGGCTGATATTATCAAAGGTGAAATGAATAAAAAGATTAAAATATTTGTTTCTGAACTAGGTAATACTCAAAACAAAACAATAGTAAATGACGTTGAGTCTGCTCTTGTAAATCATATCAAAGAAACACCAGTGAGAGGATACGAAGTATTCGCTCAAGAGGTAACCATGACTACAAGCGGATACTACCGTGCGTGGATTGGTTTAAGATTACCTCTAGGTGAGTTTAATAAAATGTACAACTACAATATTGATAGTGTTGTTGACGCTTACAAGTTAAAAGAACTTGCAGAGAAGGCTTATAAAGACGTTGAAGTAGAAGTGGTACAACAATAATGTCTGATAAGATAACTATTTACTCAAAGCCTAATTGTGTATTTTGCGAAAAGGCAAAATCTATGGTTAAGAATCTAGGCTTTGAGTACGAAGAAAAGATGTTTGGTAAAGACTTTAAAACACCAGACGAGTTATTTGAGGCCGTAGGTAAACAAGTGAGAACTATGCCTCAGATAATTATAGATGATAAACATATCGGTGGTTATAACGAACTAGTTGAATATTATACCGATAAAGGTTTAGTAAACTTCAAAGGTGAAAAGATAAATGCAGATGGCTAAAACAACAGACAATATTATACCTTTCCCAAAGAAGTATAGAAGACCCACAACGCCTGAACAAGACAAGGCAATGGAAAAAAGAATACAAACAGAACACCAAAAGATATATTGTCAGGCGATGTGTGATGAGATTACAGAAAATATTTTAATAAAATTACATAGTGAGAATATAAAGGTAACAGATAAGAATTTTTTAAGAGATTATAAACTTGTATCAGAGGCATTAAAATCTATGATGTTAAGAACACAAAAGATAAAACATCCTCTACAAACTAAAACAGATAAGGCTGTGATGACAAAAGGTTCAGGACAAGACCTATATGCTATCACAATAGACTATGACAAGTTTTAAGAATTCCATAAAGCACTTTGGGATAGTTATTAAGAATGGCAAACTTATTAACTCTAATCATGCCAACATAAAAGGAGAATATAATGTTTAAATCATTATTCGCAAATGACTCATTGAGAGTTGTAAAAACTGCTAAAAGAAGAGGCAGAAAAACTTTATCAAAAAGACAAAAGGTATTAAATCTTTTATCTAAAGGTGAGTCTGTGACTTGGAAAAATCTAAGGAACAAATTTGACTTGGTATCACCAAGAGCATTAGTTGACACGTTAAGATCAGAAGGCAATATGATCTACATCAACAAAACTGCTAAAGGTACTTCATACAGAATGGGTGTACCTACAAAAGCGATTATCGCTGCTGGTATCAAAAAGTTATACGGAACTCCGTATGCTTACAAAGCGTAATTTCTCATACGCATAAATAAATGTAGGGCGTTTTTCGCCCTACATACATAACAAAATGAGGATATAAAAATGCCAACTAACACAACACAATCAATGGATTATGCAGGTTCATCTGCTCCATTATTATCAGAAATTTTAACAAAAGTAAATAACGCTAAAATGAAAGAGGACAAAATAAAAGTCCTTAAACAAAATGATTCAGTACCTTTGAGACAAATCTTAAAAGGTGCTTTTGACCCTAATATTGAATGGGATTTACCTGAAGGTAGTCCACCATACAAAGTGAATGAAGCGCCAGCAGGCACAGAGCATACACTTTTATATACAGAGTCAAAAAGATTATGGCACTTTGTTAAAGGCGCTGATACAAGAACAACTAAAACTCGAAAAGAGATGTTGTATATACAAATGCTAGAAGGTTTACATGCTGATGAAGCGAAGTTATTAGTCGCTACAAAAGAAAAGAACCTGAACAACTTATACAAAGGTCTAACAGACGCTGTTGTAAAAGAAGCATTTGGTTGGAATGACGACTACAAAACAGCATAGATTCGATATAATTCAACCTTAGGGTGTAGAACAAACAGAGAACATTTAGATGTTCAGATTGTCGCACCCTAAAAACCCTTGCCTATCAACAAAACAAACGGACAAAATAGTCCATTTTTTGCTTGTTTACTATACCAAACTCTGATAATATATGAGTATGAAAACAATTAATACTTACAATATGAAAGGGAATAAATAGTTATGAGTAAAGTTAAACAATACTACACAAATGAAGCTGAAGTTAAAGTTGATAAGATTATCAAACATTACACAGATAATTTAATCACCGAACAAACTGCTATAAAAGACATCATGGATGTTGATAATGTAAACTTACTAGACATCAACCATGAGAATGTCGGTGAAGTTTTATACTATGCTAAAGAAGACCTACAAAAGAGTATGCAGTAATGAAGAAACTTATATTTTTTCTTGCAATTTTGTGGTTCGGTCTTACTGCTTTAAATAATTCAGTTAAGGCAGATGAGAAGACAACCGCAGTTGTTGGTCATGTTATATCAGAAACTATCAAAGGTACTGATATAGACATATCTTATATTATGGAAAAAGAATTAGAGGCAGTTGCTCATCAGTTTATGATTGAGTCTATCTCTATTCTTCAAATGTATTTACCTGCTATATTAGATGGCGTTGCTTCTGATATGAGATTAAAGGCAGACCATGAATACAAATGTAAACTATTAGAAAAAGGTGGTATGAATGATGGATGCAATTAGTCTAATCAACGAGTCACTTCAAATAGTTTACTCTTTAATACCACAAGAATTGTTTATTGTAATTCTTGCTTGTTTAGTTATGGGAATATTTTTTAAAGGAGAGGATAAAAATAGTGCCAAAAAAAACTACTAGAAAATCAAAAGCATTAAAGTTAAAACGTAAACTTAAAAAAGAAACTTGTACTACAAGAAAATATATTACAAAGTACAAGGATATAAAAGACTTTTTTAAGATGTTAAACAATGCTCTGTTCAATGGCAAACTATCGCCGTTCGGTCAGGTAGAAATTAAAGACCTTGCTAGACAAAAATGTATAGGTCAAGTAGTAGTATTAGAGTGGAAAAGAGCAGGTACTAGACTCTATAAATTAGAGATGTTACCTTCTTATCCTAATAAAAAAGATTTTTTGGATACTTTAGTCCATGAAATGGTACACTTGTACCAAATGCAAAACCTAGGTGATACAGGAAACCACAATGACATATTCTGGTCCTTTGAACCTAAAGTCAATTATGTTGGCTTAAGATTATAAAAGAAAGATATATTATGGACGTGTGGTTAAAAAATCAAATCAAAGTCGGTGTTAAAAAGATTGTTAGTTGTGATAACAAAACATGGCACAATTATTATACAGGACATTTACATAAGGATATATTAGAGAACTATCCTGGTAAAACATCAAAGAAGATATTTAAACAATATAGAGAGTTGCAAGACTCTGGTGAATATGTATTCACGCAAAAGAAATTTAGTAGTCACGGTTATGAATATTATGTAAGGAGGTCAAATTGAAACTATTGAAACAACACAAAGACATTTTAAACGAACTAATTAAAGGTAAAGGTTATTTTAAAACACCTACGGTACCTAAAGACCATACAGATAAGAAAGGCATAATGGACCTGTTAGTGACATTATATCTTCAAGGTCTTCTAACTTTTCAAAGACAATATGATGTGCCACTTATAGGGCCATCAAATGAACATAAGGTTAGATTTAAATGGTATGATGTTATGATTGATAAAAAGAAGTCAGTAAAAGACTTGAAGAAGGTAGTTAAAGATGGCAAAATTTAATTGGCATAATTTAGCGAATAAGGCTTGGTTTTATACTAAGGTCTTTTTTGCAGTAATGGCTTTGATGACAGCAACCTATTGGTGGGGTACAAATAATCCTAACAAGTCAGCAAAAGTAAAGGTTAATTTAGAACTTGACATATTTTATATGAATCAAATTAAGGCAATGGATTTACAAGAACCTGAATTTACATATAGTAATGATATTCAATTTGTAAGGGCAATGCACAAATGTATTAATTTTATAAATTTTACGTTGCCTAAAGATAAGAGAGTACCATATGAGATGATTATAGGTCAGGCAGCATTAGAGTCTGCTTGGGGTCAATCAAGGTTTGCTACCGAAGGTAACAATCTATTTGGTATAAGAACATTTAACAAAGAAACAATACATCTATTACCACAAGGTGTCACAAAGTGGCCTGGTTGGGGTGTAAAAGTATTTGCTAGTAAATGTGATAGTGTTAATTATTATATTGAACTATTAAACAATCACTCTGCCTATAAAGAGTTTAGAGAATTAAGAACAAGTATGCTAACAAAGAACGAGCAACTTGACGCATTAAAACTTATTAAAAAATTAGATAAATTTTCTACAACTAAAGACTATGATAAAAGAGTTGCTAGAATGATATTTAAAATAAGAAAACTAGAGGAGAAATAATGACAGCACAATATGGAATAGGAATGTTTTTGTTTGGTATGACAATTACTATGATAGGTTTTACAATTGTTTTTTTAGTGATTAATTATAATCAAAAACAAGAACGAAAAAAACAAATTAAAGAAACAGGTCCTTTGCAAGATTTATATAAGATCATGCCAGGTGTTCAATATGGAGATGATTGTCAATGAGTTTATCAAAACAGAATAGAACTATAATAACAATGGGTGAGAATAAACAAAAGATGACTCGTAAGGTTGATACCTATGAATATGAGTCACTTGCAGAATGTATAAGAAGTGATCAAGTACCTGCTAGTGAAATTGTAGAAATATTTACAGATAAAACTTTCTACAAATGGTACAAAAAAAAGTATTTAACAAATAAATAATACATGTTCTTAACACTACTGACATTTATAAGTGCAATAAGCATATCAGTAATTGCTGCTGGGTATTCTATACTTGGTTTAGCAACATTATTTGCTGGTGCGTTTATACCTATTGTTGCAATGGGTACTGCTTTAGAAGTAGGTAAATTAGTTGCAGCCTCATGGTTGTATCATAATTGGCGTGCAAATATACCTAGACTTTTAAAAGCATATCTATTCTCAGCAATCATAATTTTAATATTCATAACATCAATGGGTATCTTTGGTTTCTTATCTAAGGCACACCTAGATCAAGTTAAACCTACTTCAGGTAATAATATAAAAATAGAATTGATTGATAAACAAATATCACAACAAAATTTAATTATTGAAAGAGCACAGAGTACCATAACGCTTTTAGATAAAGCACTTGAAGTTTATATTGATAAAGAATATGTGACTAGAGGATTAAAAGAACGTAAGAAACAAGAAGAAGAACGTAATGCTTTAAATGAAGCAATTAATAGTGCTAGTGATAAGATTGCTGAACTTACAAATAAAAAAGCAAGTTTACAATTAGAACAAGACAAAATTGAAGCAGAGGTAGGACCTATCAAGTATATTGCTGAACTCATATATGGTGATGAGGCAAAACAATATTTTGATCATGCTGTTAGAATTGTTATATTAATACTCATATTTGTATTTGACCCACTTGCAGTATTGCTATTGATTGCTGCTAACATATCATTAAGACAATGGAAGAGTAAAAAAGAATATGCTAAAACATCTAAAAAAAGAGATTTAGAAAAACGAATCGAAGCACTTCAAAAATCAAATAAGAAATTAAAAGGTTATAAGGGCCTAGTCAAAGAATTTGGTGATGATCCAGATGAAATAAGACTAAAACTTAATCAAATATACGACTGGAATGAGAAAAAATAGTGCTTGACTAGATATATAAAAAGTGATATAATGATAGATACAATGACAAAAAATGATGTAGATAGAGTAAAAGGTCATAAAATCAAAAGACTAGAGAATTTAGCAAAGGCATGTGCTGACGCTAAAGATGATGATATGAAAAAAATGTGGTTTGATAAACTAATTGATCTTGCTAAAAAATATGATATGAGAGATTATGTAATGAGAAGGTTAGTACACTAATGAATATATTTTATGTAGATAGAGATCCAGTCAAAGCGGCTCAGATGATGTGTGATAAACATATTGTTAAAATGATATTAGAGTCTGCTCAAATGTTATGTACTGCTAAAAGAGTATTAGACGGTACACCATATGAAGACAAAACTAAAAATGGTCGTAAGATTAAAAGATGGCGACTAGAAAATCCTAACGAAGAAGCAATCATTTACAAAGCAGGTTGGTTAAGACACCCTAGTACACAATGGGTTATTAAGTCTGCTTACAATTACATATGGTTATATAAACACATGATGGCAATGAATGATGAATATAAGTCAAGGTACAATCATACAAAAGACCATCTTGCTGTACAGAAATTAGGTGAGTTGTTAAAACAACCACCAAAGAATATTAACATCAAAGCATTAGCGACAGACGCTACACCAGCAATGCCAGACGAGTGTATTGTGCCAGGTGATTCAGTTGCGTCTTATCGTAAATACTATATAATGAAAAAAGTTAGATTTGCAACATGGAAGGCACCATCAAAAATGCCACAATGGTTCAAAGAAGGAGTACAAAATGGCGTTAACATTTAAACCGTTAAGTGATAATGTTCTTATAGATTATGAGGACAAAGATGAAGAAAAAACAAAAGGTGGTATAATTATGACCACTAGAGAAAGACCTCAACAAGGTATTGCTGTCGCAGTAGGACCTGGTAAGAAATCAACCACTGGTGAGAGATTAACAATGACAGTTAAAGTAGGTGACGAAGTTAAGTTTGCTGCTTTTGCAGGTAAAGAAATTAAAGTTGATGATAAAGAATATTTCTTAATGCCTGAAACAGATATACAAGGTATCATAGATAAATAAAATGTTTAAAGGGATTAAAAAAAAAATTGATAGTATATTTAAAACTAATCCTATGGCAAAAGATGTTAGAACACCAAAGTATAAACCAAGAGTAGTACAACCTAAAAAAGGTAAGGGGAGTTTTAAGAGAATAAAATGAACAAAGAAAAGATATTTGAAAGAAATCCTAATACAGGCGTTATAAGATGGCGTTATGTAGGTGAGTCACACGAAAAGTTTGGGTGGCCTAATTATGGTAGAATACTAAATGAAAAAAATAATAGATCCAAAAAATCCCGAAACAGTAGGAAGTAGTTTATTAAATTTAGGCAATCATGTATTGATTGTAGGGTTTATTTTATGCTTACTTTTTGTTGTTTATGCGAGTTATAAATAATAATATGATAGATTTTATACAAAAGAATATGAACTTCCTTAATGATATTCAAGCATATCATTGGGGTACAAAGTCATATGCTGAACACGAAGCACTAGGTGAGTTTTATACAAAGTTTAATGAACTGAATGATAGGTTTGTTGAAACTTATCAAGGTAAAACACATGAAAGAATAACCTTTAGTGCTGAGTTGCGACCAGGTATTAGAAACTATGCTGATAATGCTGATGTCTGTTCAGAGGTATGTAAAACCTCAGACAGAATAAATGCAGCTGCAAAAGAAATACATGGTCAAATTGATTTAGAAAGCATACTAGAAGATATGCTAGAAACCACAAGTCAATTGTGCTATCACTTAACCCTAAAATAAATGCCCTTTTACACATTTGAAAATAAAAAAACTGGTAAAGTTTATGATGAGATGATGTCAATATCAGAGATGGAGAGTTATCTTAAAAAGAATAAACATATTAAACAAAAAATACATACAGTTAATATTGTTGGTGGCATACAAGGTATAACACATAAGAATGACCAAGGGTTTAAAGAAGTATTAAGTAAAGTTGCAGAAGCACATCCAAGAAGTGCTCTTGCAAAAGAACACAGAAAACGTACTATTAAAGAGGTACAAACAGAGAGGGTGATAAAAAAACATGTCGCTAAACGACTTGCAAAATCTAAATAATAAAGTAGAGCAGAGCGAGCAACTGAAACGCAACGGTCGTAAACCAGAGTCGAGTAAGTCAATCCGCTCATTGTTTGAAAGGGCAGGAAAAACCTGCTGTCAGGTCCTGCCCTTTTTATTTGCAGGACTTCTATTATCAAATTGTACAATGAAAGACTACAATTTTAACCCTTATTCAACAATAGTAAATCAAGTAATTAAAACCCAATTTACAAAGGAGGAAACTAATGAGTGATATGCCAGATTTTATGCGTGAGTTTGATACTAATACAGATTATGGTTTTACTCCTGTGTCAACTAAACCATCAGAGGAAACTACAAAACCTGCTGTTGGTAAAGAAGATTTAAATACTACTAACCTAGAAATATCAAAAGTAAAAAGTGATGTGTCATCAATTAAAACAATGATGAGCGAAGTTATGCAAATTGTATCTGAACGGGAAAGTGTGAACAAGGAGATACAGGACGCAGAAGCAGAAAAAAGATTTAAAGAGATTGAAAAGATTATGTTACCATTTTTATATAATCTTTCAAAGTCTAATGAACCTTATATACATTGGCCTAACAGAGGACCAATCATCAAGGCTCAGATGGACAAATTACTAAAACTAACAAGAGGATAATATGAAACTATCTAACAACTTTTCGCTAGCAGAAATGATCAAAAGTCAGACAGCTGAGCGTAAAGGAATTAATAATAATCCTAATGAAGACAACATAGAAAACTTACAAAGATTATGTGACCATGTATTGCAGCCGATTAGAGATCATTTTGGTAAAGTAGTTTCTATTTCATCAGGATTTAGATCACCAGATTTATGTGTAGCAATTGGCTCAAGCACGACTTCACAGCATGCTTCAGGCCAGGCTGCTGACTTTGAAATCTATGGATTGTCAAATAAAGAATTAGCAGACTATATCGCTGACAACCTAGACTTTGACCAACTTATATTAGAGTTTTGGAAACCAGAAGAACCAAATAGCGGTTGGGTCCATTGTTCTTATAAGAACGCAGATGATAATAGAAAACAATATTTGAGAGCAATTAAAGGATCAGACGGCAGAACTTCTTATCAAAAGGAGTATAGTGCAGAAAAAGGCCCTACAACAGATGATGTTAACGATTCGTTAATGAATTGAAGGTCAACCTAGTAATTAAACGCTTGACACAAGCCGATTTTTGTGTTAAGATGTAGCTATATAATAAGGAAGGTATATTATGTTTAAACATGTAAAATTAAATGAATCTGTTTTGCCTAAAAGTCTAGGCGTGAAAGGTAAGAACCAACACGGTATAAGATATTATACCATTGATGGTGTTAATATGCCTTCCGTGACTTCTATTCTTGGTGACATACCAGAAAGAAAAGCAAAAATAATGGGATGGCGTAAAGCAGTTGGCGAACAAATGGCTAACTACATCTCTGTGACCTCAACAAACAGAGGTAAATCAACCCACAAATTAATTGAGAATCATCTTAATAATGAAGATGACAAGAACGTAGGTGTAACCAACGTAGTTGCCCTAGGTCTATTCAGACTAATCAAACCATATCTAGCACGAATTGAAAATATTAATTGCCTAGAAGAATACCTATATTCAAAAGAGATAGGTGTTGCAGGTCAGGTCGATTGTGTCGCAGAGTACAAAGGTAAACTATCTATCATAGATTTTAAGACCTCTACAAAAAGACGTGACGCAGATTACAATTATGGTAACTTCTTACAATGTTCAGCATATGCTAAAATGTTTGAAGAAATGTATCCTGATAAGAAGATTGAGCAAACTGTTGTATTAGCAACGTGTGAAAGTGGTGAAGTACAAGAGTGGTTACATACCGAAGACAAGATCAAAGAACACCAAGAGCTATTCTATAAGCACACACAAGAGTTTTTAGAAAGACATAAAGAAAATTTAGTAGAAATAACTAAATAGTTATGAATGAAAAAACTATTTCTTATCCTAACTTTCTTACTAACTAGCGTAGTATTCGCCGAAGAGACAGACTCAGATATTGAAAAATATAATTTTTACTGGAATCAAGTGCCAGTTGTTTGTGCAGCTCCTGAAGAAATAGATCGTTGGGCAAGAGATAAAGGTTTTATGCCTTTGAGTATTAGTTATGGTAGAGCAAATGGTCAACCTGATGGTGAGATAGTTTATATTGTAACCTATTATCTACAACAACAAACAGCAGAAACATTTGCTACAGTAAGCACACCCACAGATCCAGATGTCTGTATAGTTTTTAGAACTTTCAATCTACTTCTTAATCCTAATATTATGAAGGAAAAAGGCTTGACATTATAGCACAATCTGATATAATATATTAATAAAGTGAGGTAATTATGAGTGAAAATTTTGACCAAGATACACATGAGCATGATATGACTTATGAGAATGAGCAATCTACGGTAACAATACCATTAAGAGAATACGACAAATTAAAAGAACAAGGTCAGTACATAACAGACCCGAGTCTAATTTCTATAATAGATAAAATAGAAGAACTAACAAGAGCATTAAGAAAACACATAGTTAGAAAACTATAATGTTAATGAATAGTAAAAAGTTTGCCATGACCATAGAGGCAATGGTAAGAGAGAAAAAAATACCATATATGGATGCTGTCTTAAAATTTTGTGAAGAAAATGACATAGACACAGCAAGTGTTGGACCATTAATAAACAAATCTCTAAAAGAAAAATTACAATTAGAAGCAGAGAAGTTGAACTTGATAGAGAAGTCAAGTACAGCTATCCTACCTTTATGACAAGTTATGAAGCATACACACTATACCTTGCTATTAAGTTGCATTTTACCACACCTAATTATGACTATTTCAAACATAATGCTAAAGTAAATTCTAGTCTAAATGCTTTTCTAAAACGTAATGATAGATTTTTCTTTCATAAACTAGCAACTAAATATGGTATTAACTTAATAGATTACTATGTAAGTAATTTTGCTAACAAACCAAAAGTATGGGTAGGAGATTTAGTAAGAGCAGATGGAGACACAATTTATAACAAGTGGAAAAAATATAATGAATCTTTGTCGTACAATTTTAGAAGCGATTGCAATGTTATTGCTAATGTCATCAGCAATAATAATATTCGCTTTGATGATGTCTTCAGCGTGGTTGATGGACAACATCCTAGAATGCTACGATTATTACTATCGGGGAAAGTCTCAATTCAATCGTTCATCATCTTTGACAAGATTCTGTCGTTTGTTAATCGTTGGGATAAAGAAATCAAAGAGACTATTATATGGCCTGAAAAGTCATTTAAGATTGCCAAGTTAAGTCCTTTTGTTAAGATTAACTTAACTAAATGTAAGTTTATTATGAAAGAGGTATTTGTGTGAGTGAAGAAAAGAAGTTAACAGAGGAAGAAGTAAGAGCAGAATATAGGGAACATAGAAAAGATAAAGTGTTTGCTAAATGTTGGCCTTCAAATAATGATAGTTTTTATGAATGGTGTTCCCAATACATAGACTATCAACATATAACAAAGAAGAAAAGATGACAATTGAACCAATAAGAGAAAAATTAGACGATAAGATTGCTAAACTAAACTCAAGCAGAGTTTATAAAAAGGTTACACCAAAAGGTGATTTATCATGGTACATCAAGTGGGCAAGTAGTATAATATTAATTATTGCTATGATGTTTACAGCAGTAGAATTGTTTCCTTTAAACATGTTTATTGCTATTATAGGGTTTATAGGTTGGTTAATTGTAGGCATGTTATGGCATGACAGATCCTTAATTGTGTTAAATGCTATATCACTTGCTATCTATTCTATGGGTATATTAAATTATTATTATGGATAAAGTATTTTTAATAGGTAATGGTAAGAGTAGAAAAGATTTTGACTTGACACCATTAAAGAAATATGGTAGAGTGTACGGATGTAATGCCATATGGAGAGATGAATTAGACAAAATAGATGTATTAACAGCAGTTGACAATGGTGTAATACACGAAATATATCACAACGGCATAGCAAATAAGATACCTTGTTGGTTTAGAAACTGGACTAAAGTACCATCACCAATGTACGAGTCTTTAGTACAAGGTATGCTAGGCAAACAAGAGTTAGAAGAACTAAAAGATTATGATGTGGTTACAGAGAATGATAGAGGCACATCACAAGAGTTTGTTATGCACGGTGCTAATCTAGCAGGTCAAGTAAAGATATTAAAAAATGCTCAGAAAGAAACACCTAGAGGTGATAGAGAGATAATTAAGAAAAAGATTAATCACAGCTCGTTATATGTTTCATGGATCAAAGAACCTGACTACTCAAAAGATATTAGAGAGTGTTGGTCAGAATACAAAGACCATGGTTGGGCCTGTGGCGCTTCTGCTGGGTTTGTCGCTTGTAAGGAAGAAAAACCTACCGAAGTGTATTTGATAGGACATGATTTAGTTTCAGATGACGATAAGGTTAATAATCTATTTGCAGGCACAAAACATTATGTTGCAAAAGAAAATGGTCCCACACCTCATGTAAATTGGGTAGGGCAATGGTATGATCTATTTGCATGGAATCAGAATATCAAGTTTTTTAAAGTAAACAAAGAGGATAACGAATTACCTACTAATCAACCTATGAAAGAATGGGCAACCTGGGCAGATAAGGGTGTTATATCATATATGACACAGGCACAACTGCTTGACAAGATGAGTAAATGGTGATATAATGAGACTATGTTTGATGAAATAATATACAAAGTATTAGATAGAATACAATCCACATGTGAGTGCTTAAAAAAGTGCATAAAGGATAAGTCTCTACCAAAGGCATGTTATGATGAAAAGACTAAACAAGAAGAAGTGAAAAAATGGTCAAAGGATAGAGAAAACGATTATAAATAATACTATAATATTTAAATTAATACATACAACAATACATACAAGGATACATACAAATGACAAGTGCATTAGAAAATCTAAAGAAGTCAAAATCTAACTTTGACATATTAACCAAACAGTTAGAAAAATCAATCGAACAACCAGAAAAGAAAAAATCATACCAAGACGATAGGTTATGGAAACCAGAACTTGATAAGTCAGGCAATGGTTACGCAGTATTAAGATTCTTACCTGCTGTAGAAGGCGAAGATATGCCTTGGCAAAGAGTTTGGAATCATGCGTTTCAAGGACCAGGTGGTCAATGGTATATTGAAAATTCTTTAACAACTTTAAATCAAAAAGATCCTGTTAGTGAAGAAAACACTAGATTGTGGAATACAGGCGTAGAAGCAGACAAAGAGATTGCTAGAAAAAGAAAGAGAAAACTATCTTACTATTCTAACATCTATGTTGCCAGCGATCCTAAACATCCTGAGAACGAAGGCAAAGTATTCTTATTCAAATATGGTAAGAAAATCTTTGACAAGTTATCAGAAGCGATGAACCCTCACTTTGAAGATGAGAAGGCAGTAAACCCATTTGACTTTTGGGAAGGTGCTAACTTCAAATTAAAAATCAGAAAAGTAGATGGTTATTGGAACTATGATAAATCTGAATTTGAGCCAGTTAGTAGATTAAAACCTACCGATGAGGAGATTGACAAAATATGGAAATCTCAATACGCTCTAAAGGCCTTCGTTGATCCAAGTAATTTTAAATCTTATGATGAACTCAAAGAGAAACTGAATAAGGTTCTTACTGGAACAAGAAGTACGGAGTCCGTAGAAGACATTGACCTCCCACCTGTCAGCAATGACATACCAAAGTCTTCTAACGGTGCCGTAGAGAAAGAGGAAACGTCTAACGATGGAGATGATCTATCGTATTTTAGTAAATTAGCTGAAGACAATTCCTAATATCTATCTCTCTCACTTTCTCAAATGGGTAGCCTTCGGGCTACCCACATCACAATGAAGTTTAAAAAATTACCTAATATAGATAGACGAGCATATAAGGGCTTATTCAAGCCACTTAATCCACAAAAATACAAAGGCAACGTAAAGAACATAACCTATAGGTCTAGTTGGGAGAAAAGATTTATGGTCTATTGTGATAAGGTTAGACAGATTGTAGAATGGGGTAGTGAAGAACTTTTTATACCTTATAGAGGTGTAGATAACAGACCACATAGGTATTATCCTGACTTCTATATGAAGATCAGACAACCTAATGGCACATATAAAAAATTCATAGTAGAAATAAAACCTAAATATCAGACAAGAAAACCACAACCAGGTAAGATTAAATCAGCGTATTTTAAGAAGTCATTATTGACATATGAAACAAATAGACGTAAATGGTCAACAGCATTTGCTTTCTGTAAAAAGCATAATATGACGTTTAAAATACTCACCGAAGATCATCTAAAGACCTTTTAAATCATCATAAATAGTAGTATGGCAAGTGTATTTGACACAATCAAAATGAAGGCAGGAGATACTGACCGTTCTAATAACTGGTACAGAGGACAAGTTAAAAGAATAGCAAGTGGTACTACTGCTACAGAATTGTTTAGACAAGGTAAACTAGCAAGACGACCTAGTGTAGGTAGACTTAATCTATTTGGGTATAATCCTAAAATGAGAAAGACATTACCATACTATGATGTATTCCCACTAGTATTACCTTTAGAAGCATTTGCAGGTGGGTTTATAGGCATGAACTTTCATTACCTACCACCATTATTAAGAATGAGATTATTAGAACGTATGCAAGCAACAGCAACAGATAAAGATTTTGATAAAGATACAAAATTTGATGTGACCTATTCAGATGTAAAGAATTTAGGCATAGTTAAACCAACAATCAAAAAGTATTTGTACCCATATGTTCAGACAGGTTTTTTAAGAATAAATGCTGATGAAGCAGCAACAGCAATATTTTTACCAGTACAAAGATTTAAGAAGGCTTCAGAGGGCAAAGTATATGCAGATAGTAGGAGATTTATCTAATGGCAATAGCAAGAGTAGGTAAACGATTTGGTGTATTTGATATTAGAATAGGACTACCTAGAGATAAAGGTTTTGATCCTGTTGAGGCAAGTAAACGTATTTCACAAAGGGCAAACCCACAAACTACAATTAACAAGTTTAGAGCGTTAATATCAAGTGGTGAGGGTCTTGCTAGATCAAACAAATTTATTGCAGTAATAAACTTCCCATCAGGTGTGACAGCAGATACAACCTTTGATGGTTCAGAGTTTCAGGAGTTTCAAACTGCTACAGATTACACAACATCATTAAAGAATGATATAAGAGAAAGATTATTCTTTTTCTGTGATGGTGCAAGTATGCCAGGTAGAACCATAACAGATGAAACAAATGATCAGTTATATGGTCCTGAAAGAAGTATTGCAAGAGGTGTTTCTTATGATGACATCACATTAACTTTCTACATGGATCAAAATATGGCAGAGCAAGTTTTATTTAAGTCATGGCAGAATATGGCGATAAGTCCTAACACATATAATTCAAATTACTATGATGAATATACAGGTAGTATTGACATTTACCCATTAGTAGCATTAGCAGATGGTACGATACCAAGAGCAGACGCAAACGAAACACCTGCTCAAGGCGAACCACTTGCAAGAGCAACATTAGGGGCAAACTTCACACACCTTGTTGAAGCATTTCCTAAGACAGTTGCACCGATAGAGATGTCGTATTCAAACAACGGAATAGCAAAATTAAGTGTAACCTTCTCATACAGATACGCTGTGACACCTGCTGATTTAGCAGTCACAGGCGCTTCTGGTCCTAACAGAGTTTCAGGCAGATTGAGAGGTGACATAAGATTACCAACCGAAGACATAGATCAGAGGTTTGGCAAAGTATTAGGTGGCATAATTAAAAAATTACCACCTGAGTTAAGAAGAGCAGGCCGTGATGTAATTAATCAGGCAAAGACAAGATTCCCGATAGGCAGAATCTTTGGTGGTAAAGTATTCCCACCGTT